CCATCCGCTCTTAGCTGAGGCTTTGGTTAAGTTTCAAGCCGAAAGCATTATGTCGATCTTCCCCGCCGAGGGTCCGGTGATGACCAAGATCATCGGCAAAGAGACCCAAGAAAAAAAAGACTCTGCTACCCGTGTTCGTGAAGACATGAATTACGAACTGACAGAAAGAATGCCTGAGTACCGACCTGAGATGGAACGCACCATGTGGGGTCTAGGCTTAGCTGGTAACGCATTCAAAAAGGTTTATGAAGACCCTAACCTTGGCAGACAGGCTGCAATTTTTGTTCCTGCAGAAGATGTTGTTGTGCCTTACGGGGCAAGCAACCTTGAGTCTGCCGAGCGCATCACGCATGTCATGCGTAAGACTGAAAATGAACTGCGTAAGCTTCAGGTCAGTGGATTTTATCTAGACATTGATCTTGGCGAGCCATCTAACGTGCTTGATGAGGTTGAGAAGAAGATTGCCGAGAAGCTTGGCTTTCGCGCCACATCAGATGACCGGTACAAGATTCTTGAGATGCATGTCAATTATGACCTGCCCGGTTATGAGCATAAAGACGAAGAGGGCGAAGAGACAGGCATTGCCTTGCCTTACGTCATCACCATCGAGAAAAGCACAAACAAAGTTCTAGCTATTCGCCGCAACTGGAAGCCTGATGACGACAAACATTTAAAGCGTCAGCACTTTGTCCATTATGGCTACATTCCCGGCTTTGGCTTTTACTCATTTGGCTTAATCCATTTGATTGGTGCTTACGCTAAATCAGGCACATCAATCATACGCCAGCTTGTAGACGCTGGAACATTAAGCAACCTGCCCGGCGGGTTTAAGACTCGCGGTATGCGGGTTAAAGGTGACGACACACCAATCGCCCCCGGTGAGTTCCGTGACGTTGATGTGGCTAGTGGTGCGTTGCGTGACAATATTCTGCCGCTGCCGTACAAAGAGCCAAGCCAAGTTTTAATTGGGCTGTTGAATCAAATCGTCGAAGACGGTCGCCGCTTTGCCAACACGGCAGACCTGCAAATCAGTGACATGTCTTCGCAAGCCCCTGTGGGAACAACGCTTGCTATTCTTGAGCGAACATTAAAAGTTATGAGCGCTGTTCAGGCTCGCACCCATTATTCGCTGAAACAGGAGTTTAAGCTCCTTAAAGCGATCATGGCTGACAACGCGCCCGATGAGTATTCATATGAGCCAGAAGAAGGCAGTCGTAAGGCTAAGAAGTCAGACTACAAGAACGTTGATGTTATCCCAGTCAGTGATCCAAATGCATCAACAATGGCACAAAAGATTGTTCAATATCAAGCGGTTCTGCAGCTTGCTCAGGGCAACCCACAGATTTACAACATGCCATTGCTGCACCGCCAGATGCTTGATGTACTAGGCGTTAAAGATGCAGCCAAGCTTGTGCCAATGTCTGATGATCAAAAACCAGAAGACCCCGTTACAGAAAACCAAAATATTCTTGCAGGCAAGCCGGTAAAAGCTTTTTCATACCAAGATCATCAAGCGCACATTACCGTTCATAAAGCTGCGGCAGAAGACCCAAAAATTGCAGCACTTGTTGGGCAAATGCCACAGGCTCAAGCAATCATGGCATCTGCTCAAGCGCATATGGCTGAGCATATTGGTTTCATGTACCGCATCGAGATTGAAAAACAATTGGGCATGAATTTGCCGCCACAGTTCAATGAAAACGGCGAGCAAGAACATATTGACCCTGAAGTTGAAGCCCGCCTAGCTCCGATGATTGCTATTGCAGCTCAACGCTTGTTGGCACAAAACCAACAAGAAGTAGCGCAGCAACAGGCACAACAACAGGCACAAGACCCGCTGATTCAAATGCAACAACAAGAGTTGCAAATTAAACAGCAAGAGGTACAGCGCAAGGCTCAAAAAGATGCGTCAGACGCGCAGCTTAAAGCCGCGCAGATTCAAATTGAAAACAAACGCATTGATGAGCAGGCTAAGTACAACTTGCACAAACTTAATGCAGATCAAATGTCTAAAGGTCTTGAGCTTGGCGCAAAGTATAAGTTTGATGATCGCAAGCTTAAGGCAGACCAAGTAGCAAAAGGCATTGATATTTCGGTTAAAGCCGCTCAACACAAGCAGGTTATGGCTGAAAAAATGGCAAGTAAAGTTGCTGACATTCGTGCAAAACACGATGACAGAACCACAAAATCCGATAGCAAAAAGGCTAAATAATGGATGTTTATGAAGTGTTGGTTCAACAAATCGACGAAAAAGTTCAACAACTCAAAGACCATGTTGTCACTGGAAGTGCTGGCACATTCGATGAGTACAAACGACTTTGCGGTGAGGTCAGAGGTCTACTCATTGCAAAGGGTTATACATTAGACCTCAAACAACGTTTGGAGCATTCAGATGAATGAAATTCTTATCGGCTCAAACCCCGATAACCCACAGGTAGTAGGAATGTACCGACCCGAGGCCACCGCCGATGAAAAAGCAACACAATTACCACGCCCAAGTGGTTACAAAATCCTTTGTGCAATCCCCGAAACAGACAAAGAGTACGACAGCGGTTTAGTTAAAGCAGACGAAACGCTGCGTATTGAAGAGGCTTTAACCACAGTGCTGTTTGTGGTCAAACTTGGTCCAGATTGCTATACGGACAAAGAGCGTTACCCCTCTGGTCCGTGGTGCAAAGAAGGTGACTTTATTTTGGTTCGACCGCACGTTGGTTCACGACTAGTTATTCATGGTCGAGAGTTCAGAATGATCAACGAAGATACTGTTGACGGTGTTGTTGACGATCCTCGCGGCATTCGGCGCAAATAAAGGAGCTAAAAATGGCTGGTTTTGAAAAAACAGAGTTTCGTTTTCCCGATGAAATTGACAAAGACACAAAAAAAACAGACGTCAGCATTGAATTTGACGGTTCTGATGACGTAAAAATTGAAATTGAAGACGATACGCCTCCGGATGACCGCAATCGCGAGCCAATGCCACAGGATATTGTTGAAAAGCTCGAAAAAGATGAGCTAGAAAGCTATTCTGACGACGTTCGCACCAAGTTTAAACAGCTTAAAAAGGTCTGGCACGATGAACGCCGAGCAAAAGAGGCTGCTTACCGCGAGCAACAAGAGGCTTTAACCGCCGCACAACGCTTATTAGAAGAAAACAAACGTATTAAATCGATGCTTTCGACTGGAAAAGAAGAATACATCGCCGCAGTAAAGAATTCTGCTGAATTACAACTTGAAGCAGCTAAAAAAGCGTACCGCGAAGCTTATGATACGGGCGATACAGACGCTTTAATTGAGGCTCAAGAGCGCATTACACGCTCAACCATGCAGATGGACCGTGTAAATAATTTTCGACCTGAGCCTTTACAAGAAGAAAATTATGCAGTACAACAGCAACAACAGGCCCCTCGCCCTGATAACAAGGCACTTGCTTGGCAACAACGCAACGCTTGGTTTGGTCAAGATGAGGAAATGACTGCCGCAGCATTAGGCTTACACGAAAAGCTTAAACGCGGCGGTGTAGCAGTAGGCTCTGATGAGTATTACTCCACGTTGGACAAGACAATGCGGAGACGTTTTGCAGAACATTTTGATGAACCCGTTAAGGAGGAAACTCCAAGTAAAAAAGCTTCAACTGTAGTTGCCCCGGCGACCCGTTCTACATCTTCAAAAAAGATTCGATTAAGCCAAACGCAAGCGGCTTTTATCAAGAAACTGGGAATTACGCCCGAACAATATGTACGCGAAGTTTTAAAACTGGAGAATTAAAATGACTGCAATTAAAGTTACCCGTGATATGCAAACCCGTGAATTGATGGAGCGTCCCAAGCAGTGGATGCCAGCAGAACTTTTACCAGAACCGGATAAAGAACCCGGGTATGAGTACAAGTGGAAACGAGTTTCGATGTTAAACGTTATTGACCCACGCAACATTTCTGCATCCCAGAGAGAAGGCTGGGAACCAGTACTAATTAATGAACAGCCTAAGTTTCAAATGTTATCCGACCCAAATAGTCGATTTAAAGACAATATTGAAATTGGTGGTTTGTTGCTTTGCAAGCGCCCAGTTGAATTTGGTCAGCAAGAGAAAGCATATTTCGACAAGATTACCAAATCTCAAATGGAAGCTGTAGATAATACCCTTATGCGTCAAAGCGATGCCCGTATGCCGATCTTTAAAGAAAGCAGGTCTTCTACGAGTTTTGGCAAGGGTTCTTAACTTTTATGGAGTTTTAAATGGCTTATCCAATTGTTCCGGGTCCTTACGGATTCAAGCCGTTAAATCTTGTTGGTGGTCAGGTCTTTTCAGGCTCGACACGTAACCTACCTATTCAGTACGGTTATGGCACTAACATTTTTTACGGCGATGTGGTCGCGATTACTCGCGGTTTTGTTACACGTATCACTTTAACCACTGGTGGCTCAGCTTCGACTGGCGCTACTGGCTATGGTTTGACTGGTATTTTCTTGGGTTGTTCTTTCACCGATCCAGTTACTAAACAGAAACGTTACAGCCAATTCTGGCCTGCATCGACTCTGGCTGGTGATGCTGTTGCTATCGTTACTGATGATCCTGACACTGTGTTTAAGTCTGCTGTTGTGACTGCACAAGGTGGCTCGACTATCGGTTCAGTTGCTACAGCCATGATTGGTTTGAACATTGCTGCTTCTGACTTGGCAGGTAATTCAAACACTGGTGATTCGTACAACGCCGTGTTGTCTACCTCTGCTGCTACGACTGCTGCTCTTCCTTGGCGCATCGTTGATATCGTTCGCGATACTTACGTTAACCTTGGCACAGCAACGTACTCAAGCGGTACTACGACTCTTACCACTAGTGCTTTACCAAACGCTTTGCCAGTTGGCACTGAAGTTGGGTTTTTGGCATCTAACGGTCAGTACGTTGGTACAGGCTCGTATGTCAGCACTGCTGCATCGGCAGGCGCTACTTCTGTTGTTCTCAATGCTCAGTATGGCACTATGAACGCCGGTGGTGTAGCTGCAACCGCTGCAACAATCCCAGCAAGCTCAACGTTGGTGTTTACCCAGTATCCAGAAGTTCTGCTCAAGTGGAACCAAGGCGTACATGAGTATTACAACAGCACAGCTACTCAAACCGCTTAATTAGGAGCTAATAATGGCTATTTCACGCGCACAGCTACTTAAAGAGCTTCTTCCCGGTTTGAACGCATTGTTCGGCTTGGAGTATGCTCGTTANGGNGAAGAACACAAAGAGATTTATGAAATCGAAACCTCTGAGCGTTCTTTTGAAGAAGAAACAAAACTGTCTGGTTTTTCTGCTGCACCTGTTAAAAACGAGGGTTCTGCCATCGCTTATGACAATGCACAAGAAGCTTGGACAGCACGTTACAACCACGAAACCATTGCATTAGGGTTTTCCCTAACGGAAGAGGCAATTGAAGATAACTTGTACGACTCACTGTCGGCTCGTTATACCAAAGGTCTTGCCCGCGCTATGGCTTATACCAAGCAGGTTAAAGCTGCCGCTGTTCTGAACAACGGCTTCTCTGCTCAGTATGTTGGTGGTGACGGCGTTTCTTTGTTTAATACAGCCCATCCATTGGTCAACGGCGGCACTAACGGCAACACCCCAACAACCCCAGCAGACTTGAACGAAACAGCACTTGAAAACGCTGTTATTCAAATCGCTGCATGGACTGATGAGCGTGGTTTGCTGATCGCTGCTAAGCCCAAGAAGTTGATTGTTCCTCCTGCACTTCAGTTCGTTGCAACTCGTTTGCTTGACACTGAGCTGCGCGTTGGTACAAACAACAACGACATCAACGCAATTAAGAACAATGGTTCGGTTCCAGAGGGTTACACCATTAACCACTTCTTGACCGCAACTAACGCATGGTTCTTAACCACTGATGTGCCTAACGGCTTGAAGATGTTTGAGCGTACTCCATTGCAAAACTCAATGGATGGTGATTTTGACACCGGTAACGTACGTTACAAGAGCCGTGAACGTTACTCGTTTGGTTGGTCAGACCCACTAGGAATCTACGCTTCCTATTAAAATCAAGCACTTAGCCTGATTCAGCCCCGCCAAAAGCGGGGCTTTTCTTTTGTTTGTTTATGATTTATAATTACCTGTAACTAAGTTCCTATGGGGGTAATTATGGTGTATCCTACAACACGCAAAGAAGCAAAAGCCACTGGCGCTACTCATTACTACACAGGCGAACCTTGTAAGAATGGGCATATAGCCTTACGCAAAACTAAAGGAGCTTGTGTTGAATGTTTAAAACTTGAATGGCAAAAAAACAATGAATCTCGTGCGGAGTATTTTAAAGAATACAACAAACGTGATGATATTAAAGACCGCAAAAGTGATTGGTATCAAGCTAACCGAGAGACCGTAATTGAACGGGCTAAGACACGCCCTGCTGAAAAATTACGTGAATATCGTAACGCTTGGAAAGAAAATAATATTGTGCAGGTTCGTGCCGACACAAAAGCCCGTAGGCGTAAGCACAGAGAAGCAACACCTCCTTGGCTAACTAGAAAACAAAAAACTGAAATTCGGCAACTCTACCAGATAGCTATAACTATGACTAAAACCACTGGCGAACAGTATGTAGTTGACCACATTGTTCCTTTGCGTAGCCCTGATGTTTGCGGCCTTCATGTGCCTTGGAACTTGCGGGTAATAACCCAAGAAGAAAATTTAAAAAAGTCAAACAAACTACTTGCCCCACATTCATAAAAGATGTATAAATAAGCATCTGGGTGTTTAACCTTATCGCTACTGCCCCAGCAGACGATGCAACGATTGATAAGGTTACTTTTGCATAAGGAATTATCATGGCACGTAGTACATTTGACGGTCCGATTCTGTCGGGCGACGTTCGTTTTGGTCCATTGCGTAACGTAGGTTATTCGCAGCTAGTCAACAACGTTGACTTAGATTTCTCAAACACTACTGTTGGAACAAACACCTATTCAGGTGGTTCTACTGTGTTTGTTGGTTCAAACAACATCCCTAACCAATCTGCTGTTGTTTATCAACCATCAGCCACTGCATTCCCCCCAGTTGCTCAAGCAATCCCTGCTGATACCAACACCAATATTTATCGTGGTGCTGTGTTTTATCTTCCAGTGGGTTGTGATCTCGACAACATTTTTGTTGACGTAGCAGCTTTGTACGCCGTGAGTGGTGGTACTGCCGCTGTGACTTCACAGACTGTGTATGTATCAAACAACTACACCGCCGCCGCTGGTACGCCAAATTATTTTGCTACGGGCGCTATCTCTGCCGTGGGTCGCCAAGCATTGGCTACGTTTACTAGTACGCAAATCACTAATCAAACAGCAACATCAACTGATATTTACACAGGCGGCACTCAGCCTAACGTGTCTCAAGTTGTTGTGACTGTTGCGATTGTTGGCACTGCTCTGTTAAGCGCTACTGCAATTACAGGTCGTTACAACTTTACGTTGCAATACAGCCAGCCTGATAACAACATTGGTAACTTGACAACGTACCCATACGGTAACTTTGACTAATTGATCGCGGGGCTTCGGCCCCATTCTTTGATTTAGGAGATCAATTATGACAATGCAATACGATGTTAAGTCCGCACATACAAATACTTCGGCTGTTTTAGTCGCAGCACGTTGTCGGCTTAAGCAGATTACATTCAATAGCAATGGCACTGCTGGAACTATTATTTTGTATGACAATGCTTCAGCGGCTTCAGGCAACGTTTTGTGGCAATTTGATTTTGGCGCTAACGTAATTGCTGTTCCTGTTTTGCTTCCCGGTGAAGGAATACTTGCTTACAACGGTATTTATGCTTCGCTGACTAATGCAAACTCTTGCACAATTTGCTATGGCTAAGAAAAATCCCTCTCTTGCTGTTGGTCGCGGTGAAAAGCTGCCGGTCAAGCAGGGGGCGGGTTTAACCGCCAAGGGCCGTGCTAAGTACAATGCTGCAACTGGGTCGCATCTGAAAGCTCCACAGCCTGAAGGCGGTCCTCGTAAAAAATCATTTTGCGCTCGTATGTCTGGTATGCCCGGTCCAATGAAAGACGAAAAGGGTCGCCCAACACGTAAAGCTGCAAGCCTCAAACGCTGGAAGTGTTAAATGGCTATTGAAGACATCACAAAAGAAGAACTAATAGCGTTGTTAAAAGATGCTATTAGGCAAGCTTCAGAAGAAAATCCGCTTTCTGACGAAGAAGTTAAATGGGTTCGTTTGGCGATTCAAAATGAAGCTAAAAAATCTGAATATCGTAAAGCCATTATTGAGAAAAGTCTTGGCGGTTTGGCATGGGCTGCGCTCTGCGGCATTGGGTATCTTATGCTTGAATTTCTTAAAACGCACTGGAAATAATATGCCAGCCGTATCAGCCAAACAAAAACGTTTTATGGACGCAGCGGCTCACAATCCAGAGTTTGCCGAAAAAGCAAACATACTAACAAGCGTTGCTAAAGAATTTTCTGAAGCAAGCAAAGGTGAAAAATTTGGTCCTGCAAACCGAGTTGACTTGCAGAAAATTAACAAGCCGAAAACCGATCACGGTAAGTTGGCACTTTTTAGCAAAGGCGGCGCAATGAAAGAATCAAAATCAGAAGAACGCAAAGAAATGGCTGCGGATAAAAAACAAGACGTAAAACTTATTAAAAAAGCTTTTAAAGAACATGACGCTCAAGAACACAAGGGCGGAAAAGGCACAAAAATTTCTTTATCCAAAGGTGGTAACGTGAAAAAAATGGCAAAAGGCGGCATGGCTATGAAAGAAACAATGGGTCCAAACACAATGGCTAAAGACGTTGAAGCGGGTTCAAACAAATTAACAAAGTTTGGCAAGTCTGCCGTTCAGACACGCGGAAAAACTCGCGGCATGAATATGGGTGATGACGGCAAAAAAGAAATGATTCAAGGTGGCGCTAAAGGCGGTGCTGGTTCATTTGGTGCTGCTCCGATCAAAATGGCTAAAGGTGGTTCTGCATCTAGCCGTGCTGATGGCTGCGCTATGCGCGGCAAGACTCGCGCTTAATGGTGCAACCATGAAAAAACGGATTAAACGTTATGACAGCGGCGGAATTCTTACGCCGGAACTAGAGGCTGCTGGCTGGAGAGCGGGTCAAAACGAAAATATTCGTGATGAAGACCGCCAAGCTGCGCTTGCACAGTTTCGCGCTCAGATGAACGCCGCAAACAGTCCTGAAGTTTATTCCGCATCTCAAGCACCAAGGCAAAGCGCTGGATGGTCTGACGCACAAGCCGCCCAATTTATGGGTCGTCCTGTTAATACCCAACCATCGCCTCAAGCCAGAATGGCACAATCGCCAGAGGTCTATAACCCACCGCGACTGCCTGCAACGTTTGAGTCTGGTTATCCTGCGCCTCGCCGAGTCAATCAAGAGCCATTTGAAGAAAATTACCCCGGACCAAGAAATGTGCGCTTTGCGCCGCCTCAGTTTGAGGCACAACCAAGCGTTGCTCAAAACCCATCTGGATATTTAAGGACTGGGGTTAACCCTTATGTTCAAGATGCAGCATCAAACTTTTTAAGCCGTGAAGATCGTGCGTATCAAACAGCACCTCTCTCGCGAGAGATTGTTAACAACCCGGCTAGAGAACGACTGATGCGTGCCATTGGCGAGAATAGCGCCGAGACGTATCGCCGTAATGCTGTCAATGAAGCTCAAATGCCAAACATTATGGCAAAGCAGGCTAGAGATGAGCTTGAAGAGTATCGCGCTCAAAAAGGTCCTTATTACGAAGGCAAAAAAGCTCCAACAAACAAACAATTGGCGGAGCGTTTTAAATATTTTTTAAACTCAATGGGTTCAAGTGAAGAAGAGCCGACTTCACAAAGCCAAGGCGCTGATCCAGAAAAAGTTCAAAAGTTAATTGATAATCTTAAGCGTCAGCACAAAGCAAGAAATTACAAAAAAGGTGGCGCTGTTAAAAAGACAGCGGCTGTAAAATCTAAAGCATCAAGCCGTGGCGATGGTATTGCTCAACGTGGTAAAACCAAAGTCAAATACTGTTAAGGAATTATTATGAAAATGGTTAAAGAAAAAATGGAACCAATGTCTGGTCCTGACATGAAACATCATGATGACTTTATTTCGCAGCATGAGTCAGACAGCCATAAGCACCACAGCAAAGAGTATGGCAAGCATAACGCTGGTCACAAGATGCACCGTGACCACGTAATGGCGATGTGCAAAGGCGGTAAGGCTTAATCATGCGAGCCTCTCGCGGAATGGGTGACATTAACCCATCTAAAATGCCCGGCAAAAAGACGATCACCCGCAAGGATGATCCGAACAAAGTCGAGGTATTTAAACGTGGTGGTGAAGTATGGAATAAGCCACGCCCTAGTGGTCTGGGCAAACCTAAAAAGTTAAGCTCAGAAAAAAAGTCTAGTGCAAAAGCAATGGCTAAAGCTGCTGGTCGGCCTTATCCAAATTTGATTGATAATATGCGAGCCGCGAGGAAAAAATGAGCATCATTTTAACGTTAGAGCAAAAAGTTGTTGAAGACATTGTGCATGTTTTAAAACGACTTCCTTTTCAACCACACTTTCTTATTGAACTTGAAGCGCAACTTGAAGCTCAATTAGCATCACCTGTTCAAGCGCCTGTTGAAACGCCTGCCGAAGCCCCCGTTGAAACTCCCCCAGCGAGCTAATAATGGCTAAGAATTGGATTTCAGGGGCAATTAAAAAACCCGGTGCGCTACGTAAAGAACTTGGCGCTAAAGCTGGTCAATCCATCCCTGCTAAAAAGCTTGCTGCAGCAGCTAAAAAGCCCGGTAAAATGGGTCAACGCGCACGGCTTGCTGAGACGCTTAAAGGCATGAAAAAATAATGGCAACTTCTGGTCTCACAACGTTTAACCTTGACCTCTCAGAGCTTGTTGAAGAGGCGTTTGAGCGTTGCGGCAAAGAGTTGCGTAGTGGTTATGACTTGCGTACAGCACGTCGCAGTTTAAACATTCTGACCATTGAGTGGGCAAACCGTGGTATTAACCTGTGGACTATTGAGCAGGGTCAGATACCAATTAACATCAATGCGGGACAAATTAGTTACCCATTGCCAGTAGATACTATTGACTTGCTTGACCATGTGATACGCACAGGCACAGGACAAAACCAAGTTGATATCAACATTTCACGTATCTCTGAGTCTACATATAGCACCATACCAACCAAAAACGCCTATGGGCGTCCGATTCAAGTATGGATAAATAGACAGTCAGGTAATACAAACGCAGCAGCCTCAACCGCTGTAACAGCCGTAGTACAACCTACAGATACAACCATCACTGTTGCGTCTACTGCAAATCTTGCGGCGCAAGGTTACATCAATATTGATGGCGAGACTATTCTGTACCAAAACGTTGGTTCAAGTAACTCAAGCAATGCAAACCAACTGTTAAATTGCTATCGTGGGATCAACGGCACACCAATTACTACTCATGCTGTTAATGCTCCGGTGTATCAAACATTTTTACCAAACGTAAACATATGGCCCACTGGTGATCCCGGTCAACAGTACATGTTTGTTTATTGGCGGCTACGTCGTATGCAAGATGCGGGTACGGGTATCAATACTGGCGATATTCCGTTTAGGTTTGTACCTGCTATTGTTGCGGGGCTTGCTTATTACTTGAGCATTAAATTTCCTGAAATTGACCAAAACCGTGTGTTGGGGTTGAAAGCAGATTACGAACAGCAATTCCAGTTTGCCGCAGATGAGGATCGTGAGAAAGCATCTGTTCGTTTTGTGCCTCGGCAATTATTTTATTGAGGTGAGTCATGCCCTCTAAATTTGCGTCAGGTAAATATGCAATTGCTGAGTGTGACCGTTGTGGTCAGCGGTACATGCTTAAAGAATTAAAAAAAGAAGTTATCAAGACCAAGCTTTTTCAGATTAAAGTTTGCAAAGAATGTTGGGACCCCGATCAACCACAATTGCAATTGGGTTTGTATCCTGTTAACGACCCGCAGGCTGTACGTGAACCAAGACCTGATGTAAGCTATTACTCAGGCGGTGCAACAGGGCTTTATACCTCTGTAAATGCAAGTAACAGTATTAACAATGCAGGATATCCAACAGACGGTAGCAGACAGTTTCAATGGGGTTGGAGTCCAGTTGGTGGTTCTAGTTCGTTTGACACAGCTTTAACGCCAAACAATTTAATTTTGCCAATACAAATTGGTACAGTCACAACTTCTTAGGAGTTTATTATGGGTTACAGAAGCGCAGCCGACGGAGTTACCAAGACTGGTAAAACCAAAGGTACAAATTTAGGCGATAGCGGCAAAGAGATTGGCATCGAAAGCGGTGGCAAATCTAAAGGCGCACGTACAGTGACAGGCGAAGCCATGAAAAAAATGGGTCGCAACATGGCTCGCGCAATGAATCAAAGGGGTCGTTAATGGCTAAGTTCAGCGATAAAAAAATGGGTAAAGAAGTGGGTTCCGCTTCTGTTTACGCAGCGCCACACAATATGTCTGGTAAAAAAATTACTGGGCAAGAGCCGATGAAAAAAGGCGTATATGTAACTGACAAATCTTCTAAAGAGTCAGAGCTTAAAGACCCAGTGCCTAATGGTGTAAGTTACGCAAACACCAAAGCACCAAAAACTGATGGTATTGATATGCGTGGTTATGGTGCTGCTACCAAAGGCATTAAATCCAGAGGACCAATGGCGTGAATTACATACAGCTTCAACAAGCAATTCAGAACTATTCAGAAAATTTTGAAGCGCTTTTTGTCGCAAGCATTCCTACGTTTATTCAGGAAGCAGAAGAGCGGATTTACAACACCGTTCAGATTCCGTCATTGCGTAAAAATGTTGATGGTACGTTGACTACATATAACCCTTATGTAGCGTTGCCTGTTGACTGGTTGTCGCCGTATTCAATCGCAGTGATTGATGCAAATGGTAATTATAATTATCTGTTAAACAAAGACGTTAACTTCATTCGTGAAGCTTACCCCAACGCTGGTAATGCTTATGCTGGGCTACCACGGTACTATGCTTTGTTTGGGTCGCAGCTATCAAATAACAATCAGCTAACGTTGATTCTTGGTCCATCTCCCGATGCTAACTACACAGTAGAGATGCACTATTTCTACTACCCGCCCACGATTGTGCAGGGAATTATCACTGGGTTTACGTTACCATTTACGTCAGGCTCTGGCTATACAAGCGGTGTGTACGCTAACGTTCCTTTGACAGGCGGAAGCGGTGCTAATGCAACAGCTACGATTTTAATTGTTGGTGGTGTTGTAACTGAATGCACATTGGATAATGGCGGGTCTTTGTATGTACCCGGTGATGTGTTGAGCTTTGATGCTAATGCTGCTGGTGCTGGGAGCGGTACTGGGTTTTCAATTACGGTATCAACGATTTCTAACGCTACAGGCACTAGCTGGCTGGGCGATAACTATGATCCCGCTTTGTTTTATGGCGCGATGCGTGAAGCAATGATCTTCATGAAAGGCGAACAAGACATGGTGGCATACTACGAGCAGAAGTATCAAGAAGCTATTGCTCAGTTGAACCGCCTTGGTACAGGTCTTGAGCGTGGTGATGCCTATCGTGATGGGCAAGCAAAGATTAAGGTCATGCCATGATCGTACAGACTTCATGCACAATCTTTGGTGTGAACCTGCTCAGTGGGTTGGAAAACTTTACGCCCACCTCGCCATACGTTTACAAGATTGCGCTATACAACGCTAACGCCAACCTGAACAACTCAACGACTGCCTATACAACGGTCAATGAAGTGACAGGCACAGGCTATACGGCAGGCGGACAAGTTTTAACGCCTATCACGCTTAGCTCAGACACAACGAACAACACTGCATTTGTTTCGTTTAACAACGTGACTTGGAGTCCCGCAAGCTTCACAACTCGTGGTGCGCTGATCTACAATAGCACTACGGGCGCAGCAGTTTTTGTTTTAAACTTTGGTTCAGATAAAACCCCTAACGGTACATTTACTGTAACTTTCCCAACGGCGAATTCAACAAACGCCATCATTAGGATTACTTAAAATGAGTAATTTAGACAAAGCCATTTTTGGAGACGCCGTGGACGCCACCGTAACCCGTAATGCCGGATCACAAGAATTAGTTGGTCTTGAAGGTATATATACCTTTGAGTGTTATGACGCTCAGGGTAACCTGAAGTGGGCAGACAATATTGAAAACCTAACGACAAACGTTGGTCGTAAGAGCTTGTTGGATTCGTACTTTGCCAATACTGGTGGCGGCGCTGTCGTCATGGGTTTAAAAGGTACAGGCACAGCCGCTTATACAGACACACAATCAAGTCATGCTGGTTGGTTAGAGGTGGGAGCTACAAATGCGCCAACTTATTCTGGTACTCGCAAAACTCCCGCCTTTAGCGCCGCGACAAGTGCTAATCCTTCAGTTCTGTCTACTAGTGCTGCTGTTGTGTTTAGCATGACAGGTTCTGGTACGGTAGCTGGTGCGTTTATTAACATCGGCGGCTCGTCTACGATTGACAACACGACTGGTACTTTGTTCTCGGCTGGTGACTTTACCGCTGGTTCAAAAACTGTAACGTCAGGCGATACAATCAACGTAACCTACACTCTGAGCGCATCGGGCTAATAAATGGCACTCGTACTTGCTGATCGGGTTCAAGAAACTAGCACCACCACCGGCACAGGGACTTTAACTCTAGCTGGTGCGGTGACTGGGTTTCAATCTTTTGCTGCTATTGGTAACGGCAATGCCACGTATTACACGATCACAAACGCTGCGGGTAGTTGGGAAGTTGGCATTGGGACTTATACATTAAGCGGCACGACGTTATCACGTACGACTGTTCTTGCCTCAAGCAATTCGGGTAGCTTAGTTAATTTTACTGGCACACTAAATGTGTTTTGTGATTACCCCTCTGAGCGGGCTGTATACCAAGATACTTCTACAGGTGTAGCTTACGCCCCTGAATTTGCTGCAAGCAACGGCTTGATGTTAAGCAACGCCACAATCAATACAAGTTACACATTTCCCACTGGTTATAACGCAGTAAGTGCTGGCCCCGTTACTGTGGCATCGGGAGTTGTAGTTACCGTACCCTCGGGCAGCGTTTGGGCTATCGTTTAAGGACATATTATGGCAGCTCCCGGCTTTACTCCAGTCATACCATACAGCAGCACAACGCCCGGTGCGGTTCCGTCTCCATCAAACATGCAGACTTCTGAGATTGCTGTTAACTCGGCTGATCGGTTGATGTATGTTAAAGCCCCGGGTGGTTCAGTAGTCACAATTGGTAACGGCGCAACAGGTGCTGGTGGCGATCAGATTTTTGTTGAGAACGGTCAGACAGTTACAACGAGCTACGCAATACCAACTGGGTTTAACGCTATGACAACGGGTCCTGTGGCTATTGCTGCGGGTGTGGTTGTTACGATTCCCGCAAATTCTGTCTGGGCAATCATATAATGGGACTGCGACTCAAAGCCTTCTCGCTTGGTACGGTTGAGGTCAACCCTGTTGACACAGCATCTAACTTGTCTGTGAACGTGCAGGCAGCTAGTGGCGTGTTGTCATATGCAGACTCATCAACGGGCGGGTTGTACTTGCCATCGGGAACAACGGCACAACGTCCTGCAAGTCCTGCGACAGGGCAGATGAGATTTAACACTACTACTGGGTCGGTGGAAGTCTACACTGGCTCGACTTGGAGCTGACATGGCAGGGTCTATAAAATTAAGCGCACCATCAGGCGGTTCAGTCACACTGAACGCAGTGGACACCGCATCAAACTTTGTTATGTCTGTACCTGCGGCTGCGGGTATTCTGATTAACGCTGACTCTGCTACGGGTGCGGCACAACTTCCTGTTGGCACAACTGCACAACGACCTGCTTCGCCTGTTACGGGGCAGATTAGGTTTAACACTACTAATACGGGTGCTGAGTTTTACAACGGCACAGTTTGGACTGGTCTTGGTAAATACAACGTCAATCTTTTGGTTGTTGCTGGTGGAGGTGGAGCGGGTTCTAATAGTGGTGGCGGTGGCGGTGGAGGGGGTGTTTTAACTGGTCTAAATCTAGTTACACCCGGCACTGCATATGCAATTACTGTAGGCGCTGGCGGTGCGGCTAGTACAAATGGAACAAATTCATCAATTGCAACATTAAGCGTTACGTCAACTGGAGGTGGTCGTGGGGGTAACGGAACTACATATAGTGGCGCTGCGGGAGGTTCTGGCGGCGGTGCGGGTACGGATGGTGTAGGTAGTGGTTCTGGCGGGGCTGGAACTGCTGGGCAAGGTTTTGCAGGGGGTTCAAACCC